TAGGCGCATCAGTAACTTTGGTATTTTATCCAGAGGGCGCAGCGTCAGGTGACACTTATTATAGTGGTACAGCATTGGTAACAGGTAAAACTATTACTGGCTCATTTGATGGAATGGTTGAAGCATCTATATCAGTTCAGGGAACTGGTGCTTTAAGTACAGCGACAGTATAAAAATGAGTGCTATAGAGAGAGCAAAAAAGCATTTTGCGGATCAAGATGTGAGAGTAATAGAGGTAGCTGAATGGGGTGAGGATGATAAACCCTTAAAAATATACAGTAAGCCATTAACGTTAGCTGAGACTTCTAAACTTTATAAAATGAGTAAAGATGATGATTTAACTATGATGGCTTACGTTCTTATTTATAAAGCCCTTGATGAAAATGGAGACAAGTTATTTGATTTGAGTGATAAAAACGCTCTTTTAAATAATGTTGATAGAGAAATTTTAGTTGGCATAGCGCAACAAATTATGGGTTCAGAACCTATTGAGGACGTTAAAAAAAACTAATAAAGGATGCTAATTTATATGTGCAATATGCACTTGCAGAAAAACTTGGAAAGACATTAAAGGAACTCCAAGAAATTAGCGTCCAGGAATATCAAGGATGGATTGCATATTTAGAAATATGCGAGGAAAAACGAACTAATGGCAAATAAAAAAGTAAAATTTGAATTAACCGCAGTTGATAAAACTAAAGCAGCTTTTGATAAAGTTACCAAAGGTTTAAAAACTGTTGGTGGCGCTGCTACTTCTGCTTCAAAAGGAGTAGCTGGCATTGGTTTGGCTGCTGCTGCTGCTAGTGCTGCTATTGCTGTATTAGTTACGAAGTCTTTTGAAGCAGTAGATATCATTGGAAAAACTGCAACACAAACAGGTATAGCTACAGACACACTGCAAGCATTTCATTTGGCTGCTAGGGAGTCTGGTACTTCTATTGAAGGAGCTAATACTGCTTTAATTAAATTTGCCAGAAGTGTTGGAGATGCAGATAAGGGGTTAAAAACTCAGGCTGATATCTTTAAAGATTTGGGTGTTAATTTAAGAACTACTGAAGGGAGGATGCGTTCTTTTGACGATATCTTAGGAGATACAGCAAAAGGAATAATGCAATTAGGATCACAGGCTGAAAGAGCTAGTGCTTTGGCTAATTTATTTGGTAGACAGGGTGTAATTTTAACTGGAGCTATTACAGATTTATCTGAAAATGGTATGAAGAATTTTATACAAAGAGCCAAAGATTTAGGCATTGTATTAAGTGAAAAAGTAATAAGAAGAACCGAAGAATTTAATGATGCGATTGGCGTTATAAAAATGCAGATAGGTTCTTTTGTAAATAATATTACAACCTCTTTTTTACCTATATTTGAAAAAATGCAAACAGCAATTGCTGATTTTATAAAAAATGCAATAGATCAAGCAGGCGGAATGGATCAACTGGGCTTGAGTATTGCTAATGGAATTATTGATGGGGTTGCGCTTGGCATAGAAGCTATGGGCAATCTGGGAGATTCTTTCATGTCAACGTTTACTAATTTAAAAATTCAAATACTTGGCCTAACAAATCATTTTTTAGAATTACAGCAATCTATAATGGGTCTTTTCCCAGAAAGATTTGCTGATGAATTAGGTCACATGGAATTGATGATAATTCATAATCAAGTTGCTATAAAAGATTTAGGTAAAGAGACTACTGATTATGGCAAAAAGGCAAAAATAGCAGCAGATAAACTTAGAAGTTTTAAACTTACCACTGCTGATATAACAGATGAAAACGAAAAGTTTAATAAATCTCTTGGAGATACTGCTATAAAAATGACTGATATTGGCAGCCCAATGGAAGTCTATATTGCGCAAATAGAGGACGTTGGCAAGACAATTCAGCAGATAGGCGTTAAGTCTATGAAATCATTTGAGGATGCAATTGTTAGCGGTTTAAAAAATGGAAAATTATCATTTAGAAACTTTGCAGACGTAGTTGTTACTGAACTTATAAGGGTTGCTGTACAGCAGTTAATTATTAGAAATTTATTAAATATGGGCAGTCTATTTATGGGCAGTATAGGCAATGATGGGTCAACAGCTAAAGCTACAGCTTTGACTGATTCTATATCTTTTGCAGGTGGTGGATATACAGGAATGGGCGCTAGGGCTGGCGGTGTAGATGGCAAGGGAGGATTTCCAGCAGTTTTACATCCAAATGAAACAGTAGTAGATCACGATCAAGGGCAGGGCATGGGCGCAACAGTTAATTTTAATATTAATGCAGTAGATGCAGCTGGCTTTGACCAATTACTTGCATCAAGAAAAGGTTTAATCACGTCAATTATTAATAATGCCATGAATAATCAAGGCAGAATGGGAGTTGTTTAAATGTCTGGTCAATACCCAACAACAATTGGTTTTAAGTCTTTACAGTTTACAGACAATAGGCCAACAATATTAAACCAAACCTTATCTGGTAAAAAAACAGCTAGGCAAATTGGCGGTCAATATTTTAGCTTTACAGTAAAAATGCCACCAATGAAGCAAGAAAATTCCCAAGCATATTTTGCATTTTTACAAAAACAAAAAGGAAGTTTTGAGGATTTTACAATTGCAGCACCCCTGGATAATTTAGGGGCTGCTAAATCAGAAACAGATATATTAGCTAATGGCGTGCAAGCTATTGGAGATGGCTCTATTGCTTTGGATGGATTTACAGCAAATCAGTCTGGAGCTTTAAAAGCTGGTGATGTAATAAAGTTTGCAGGGCATACAAAAGTATATATGGTTCAATCAGATATAGACGCTAATTCATCTGGGCAATTAACAGTATTAATATCACCCAATCTAATAACAGCTTTAGCTAATAACGAAGCAGTAACAGTCAATAAACCACAATTCACAGTATATTTAGAAAACAATGAAATTATGTATTCTACTGATGCAAGCGGTTTTTATAATATTTCATTTGATGTTAGGGAATCTATTTAATGCCAAGAACTCTCTCAACAGCCTTACAAGCTCAAGTTTCAGCAAAAACAACTAAGACAGCTTTTTTGGTTGAAATGCAATTATCTACAACAATCAGATTAACTGATTGGTATTCACCTGTTACATATAATTCAGAGGTGTATCAGGCTGGGGGTTCTTTTCTTAGTGTTGACTCTATAACTGAATCAGGACAATTAGAGGTCAATGAGATAAATATTGGCTTCTCTAACGTTACATCTGAGGTAAGGGCTTTAGTTCAAGATGGATCATTTACAGACAAAGAGGTTGAAATATATGTAGCCTATTTTAATGAAAGTGATGTAATTGTTGGCGCAATTTCTTATTTTAAAGGAAGAATTAGAGCCGTTATTATTGATGAAAATATAACCAGTTCTACTATTAATTTGACAGTTGCTAGTCATTGGGCTAATTGGAATTTGACGAAGGGGAGACATTTCAGCGAGGAGAGCCAAGAGGGTTTTAGCGCGGGCGATAAAGGGATGGAGTTTGCTACTCAGACTAAATCAGACGTTAGGTGGGGTAGTTAGATGGCTGGGCCAATAGCAACCTTTTTTGCTTGGGTAGGTACTGCAGCTAAGGATGCGTGGATTGCATTTAAAGCCGCAGAAACTATTACGCAAATTAGTATTGTTTTAACAGCAGCTTCAGTTGGTATTGGCGTTAAGGGATATTTACAAACAAAGGCCATGCTTGCTAGAGGGCAGGACATTATGGCCAACAAGATTGCTGCTGGTGGAAAAATACCAGTAATATATGGAACTAGAAGGGTTGGCGCGCAGATAATTTATATGGACACTGCTGGAAATTCATCAACTCATTTATATGTTGTTTATGCTTTATCAGTTGGTGAATGTGAAGAAATAATGGGGCAAACAATAGAACTTAGCGGCAACCCATTAAGAGACTCTAAACAGTTTAGAAATGGCGGCTATATAGGTACAGATAAAATATCATCTGGTAATGGCTCATTATGTACAGCTAATCAAAATTCAGGATCAGTTGATTTGACAGGTGGTACTTTTGGAACTAATCCAGCTTTGGGTGGTTACAGGTACGTTATGAATTTGCATCATGGTGCAGCTTCGCAAGCAGCAGACCCAATGCTCAGAGCTTCAATTTCAAGTCAATGGACTATAGCGCATAAATTAAATGGGGTTGCTTACATTGCAGCTTCTTACATCTATGACTCTAAAGGACAATTTAGAGGAGTTCCAGAATTAACAGTGCAAGTTAAAGGGCGCAAAGTATTTGATCCAAGAGATAACTCAACTGGTTGGAGTTCAAACCCAGCTTTATGTTTTCTTGATTACATCCAGAACAATGATTATGGAAAGGGATTAACTACCGCAGATATAAATATGGCTACTTTTACTACCGCAGCTAATAAAGCTGATACTTTAGTTAATAGTCCATATTTTAATGGAGACCCAAAGGCTCTCACTTGGTCTGGATTAAGCGGTGATAATTTTATTAAAGTTCTTGGAGGAGCAGCCAATATTGCATGGTGGCAAAATAAGGTTGGGGATTTAATTGATTTATATGACGCTAATGGGAATGGCGTTCTTGATGGTTTAGAAATAACCGCCTTGCAAAGAGATCAATTTTTTGATGAGAATCCTGAATACCTTGTTTTCTTTGATGGCACTCTATCCTCTAATTATAGTAGCCAGTCTGGAACTTCAGAAGTTGAAGTGAAAAGGTTTCATTGCAACGCTTATGTTGATTGCAATCAAACAGTTATGCAAAACTCTAAAGACCTTTTATCTAATATGCGCGGTATTTTCACCTACATAGATGGAAAATATGAGCTGCAGATAGAAGATACCGGATCATCAAGTTTTAGTATTAACGATAGTCATATTATTGCCGATACAGGAATATCAGTAAATTATGGAAACAAAGACAAAAAAGCTAATAAGGTTATTGTTGAGTTTTTTAATGCAAATAAAAGATATGAAATGGATACTGCTACTGTTTACCATGAAGCAACAACTGATTCTAATGATTTTACTTCAGATGATTCTGGGGAAGTTCTTGAAATTAAAGCAGAATTTCCACATACAACTTCTGCATATATAGCTTATAACCATGCAAAAGCAATTTTAACTAGATCAAGGCATCAAACAACAATACAGTTTTTGGGAACTCCTGAAATGTATAAACTAAACATTGGTGACATTACCAGTTTGACATATGCTCCATTAGGATTTAGCGGAAAAATATTTAGAGTTGAAGCATTAGAACTTCAGCCCAGTGGGTTAGTTGCTGTTTCAATGATTGAATATTTTGACGTTTATACTTGGACAGTTCCACCGCAGGAAGCAGTAGAAGCTCTGGCAAACATACCAAGCGCCTATGCTGTAAAAGCTCCAACAAGTTTGGCC